TCCCGTTTTATCTACTAATGGTCCACCAAATTCTTTAACGTGCAATACTGTTTCTGGAATACCATAACACGCAATTAATGCTTTTAAACCACGTTTAGTACCTTTTGTTTTTAAAAGATATGGAGTATTATGGTATAATCTTTTCCAGATTTCTTTTGATATATCACCTTTAGGAATCGATCCTGCATTTGATGCAGAAACCATAGTTGAAAATGTATTTGGGGATTGATATTGGAACGTGCCATTACCATCATCACCTATAAGGTATTCATATATAGAAGAATTTTCAAATTGACTATAACCCCTAATACCTTTTTCTGTTAGAGCATTAAATACTAATTCTTTAGAAATACCATCATTTAACCCACTATATGCTTGGGGTTTATCAGTTATACTATCTATATAAGCCCATATACCATCAAAATGTTGGGCTATCATTTCTGTAAATAGTATATAACCTTCGTTTTGAGGGTTGTTTTGTATATCTGGGGGTATTGTATTTACTAAATTATATGGATTATAGCTATCAAATTTACTAGCGCTTAACATTTGTCCCCCATAAAATTCATTTTGATCATCATCTATAGGAGCCCCAAACCAAGAAGTAGCAGCTGTTGAATTTACTTTTGCATTAGTATAAGGTTTACCTATATTAATTTTAGGCCATGCATAAGTACCTGATTCATAATATAAATACCTTTCATAATAATCAAATCCTCCTATTAACTTATCTCTTTTATTTCTAAAAATATTTATATTTTGGGTTGTAGGAGATGATTCTGATATACTACCCGTTATATTACCTAATGTTGCTAGTGAACTTGAATATGATTCTAATAATTCTAGCTTATATTTAAAGTTTTTTAATCTTTCAGTTGCAGAACTAAAATGAATAAAGTTTTCAAAAGTATATCCTGATGGAGTATTAGGATTATCAAATTCTAAATCTATAGGAATACTTCCACTAAAATAATTTTGTATGTTCTGAAAACTAGATGTTACTGCTCCCTGATTTAAAATATCATCATAGGTTCTAAATTTAGAAGGAACAGTATATTCTTGGGAAAATTGTATATCAAAATTAGGTGCTCTTAGCTCTACTCCTATATCTTCACTAGTAGAAGGACCTAAATCTATAGTTGCTTCTAAAGGATTTATTATTTCTTCATATATTCTAAAAGAAGAATTAACACTTATATTTGTAGTTAAAGGATCATAAAGTTTAATTAACCCTGAATCTGTATCTATCTGGGTATTTACTACTAAACCTGTTTCTCCACTAGAAAAACTTATATTTACATCCTTTACAAAGGATGCATTATTAACATTAGCTATTAAATTTTGTAAAGCATTATTAAAAGCATCTTCTGCTAAAATAGAAGACGCAAATCTGATTTCAGTTCTAGAGGGAGAAATTTCCGATATATAAAACGGTCTTTCAAAAGTATTTACAAGTAATTTTCGTTGAAATGAAAATATTAATTTATATTTACCATTTTCAAAACCATAATCTTTTAAAACTTGAATATAATCTATATCAATAGAATCTACTAGATTTCCCTGACCTCCCCCACTATAATATGCTGTATAATCTGTAAATTGTTCATCATTAATGACAATATTACCATTAATGTCACGTATAGTTAGTTCTATAGAATCATTTTCTTGACCAAATTTTCTATAAAGTAATTTAGATTGTAAATCCTCTAAATCGGCTTGTCCTATAGTTTCTATCGTATTTAAATCTAATAACATTATATTATATTATGCATTTGCGTAATAACCTGTATTCCAGAAAAATTGTGCTGTAGTGAGGTTATCTTTCCAATAGTCCAATATAGCTACACCATCATCTTGTCTATTTCCCGATGATCTTCTTTTATAATCCGTTACCCATTCTGTATAGGTTCTTCTGAGATTCCCTGCTCTATCTCCCCCGGGCCCTCCTCTTTCGTAAGCATCATCAAAGTCTCTAACTATTTTATCTTTATTACTAGTTTTAAATTCATAACCATTAGGTAATCCACTATAAGCAGATAATTGTTGAATAGCAAACTTTATTCCGCGAACATATTGAGTTTCTTCCCAATAAAAATCTGGATTGCTTAGGTTTCCTAATGATTCTAATGCAGCGTTTTGATCAAGTACTTCTTCTACTTCTGATTCAACTTCTTGGATTGCTAATTGTTGTAGTAAGTCTTGATTTTCTAAACTTAGTTCTTGTATCCGAGCACTTAAATTTTGTATTTCTTGGTCTTTAGGATCAATAAAATTTCTAAAATAATCAGTACTATCTATAATTAATCTTTCATGGGAAAATTCTCCTTGTTTAGGGATATCATAAAATAATCTCCTATATTGGTTAAAAAAATCATCTATATTTACAGATTCTTTTCTATTATTTAATTCATTAAAATTAACATCTATTTTTCTTCTAAAACCTGAATTACTAAAAATTTGTCTTTGAAATACAATTTCTCCCTCAAGATTTCTAGGAACAGATGTAGGTACATCAGGCATTTCATAATTACTAATATCAAATGCAGGTGATTTTCCAGATTGACCTTTTGTTTGAGTTTCGCCCGTTTGAACTCCAGAATCTCCTTTACTACTAGCTAAAGAAGTTGGGGGTGGTGTGTATCCGTATGCCATTATGTTTTAACTACTTTAAAATAATAATTATCATCATAAACCTGAATACCATCATTATTTTCGTGTTTAAATAATAATTTATAGTATCTTTCTTCTTGTAAACCATTCATATATATTTTAAAATGCATTCCTTCTGCATCGGCACTTAGCTTTGATTCTTCGCCAAAAGGAATTAATACTTCTTCAGTAGCATAATCAACTAAGGAATAAAATGATCTACTAGTAAAATATTTAACATCTAAAAAATTAGAAGTTGTAGTAAACTTTCTTGTAGGATATAAATCTCTTACGTTAAGTCTAAATTTATATTCTTCAGAAGTTCTAAATTTTTCTTTATTATTTCTTAAAGTAACATAACATTCTCCTGTTGATTTAACTTTATCATTTGTGGCAGAACCCGTATCATATATCGAATCATCCCAAGAAATATCTAAAAATGGTGGAAATATAGTATGAGTATCCATAGAAAAGAAATTTAATTCTCCATCATCTATAGCTGTAAATTCTTGTGAATCACTTCTTTTAATTAAGAAACCATTATTAGTTATACCATTAGGATAAGTATCAGAAAATAAACTACTACTAGTATGTTTTAATAAAGGACTTGTAATATTAAAAGATAAGTCTAGATCATCATTATAACCATAAGTTCTATCTACCTCAAAACCCGAACCAGTATACCATACTCCTCCACCAGGTGAAGCTTTTATAAAACTAGCAGTAGCTCCTAAAGGTATATCTGCAGAAGCTGTAGGCCATTTAGACCCAAATGAATCATTAGTAGTAGCTTGGGGACTAGCATCTTGATATAACCAAGAACATCCATTAGATACTTGAGGAATATTATCGAATCTTCCCGTTCCATTATTCCATGATCCAAATATAGGATATACTTCAAGGTTTTGGTCTACACTTAATTCACGATGTTCTGTTTGGAATAAATTAAGGCTTGCACTAAAAAGACCAGATTGGACTTTATTTTGAAGTACATCATTAATTTCGGATTGTTTAAACTGGATTAAAATTCTACTAGGATAAAAATTTAAATCTGTGTTAGATTCTTCATCTTGAATAGTTAAAACTTCATCAATACCCGTATTAAGTATTGCTCTCGTAGGATGAGAGAATATTGTTGTATCTTTTTCGGGGAATAAAAAATAATGTGCCATAATATTAAATAGTTACTCTACCAATAATGTCACTATTGGGATATTTGATTTCAAAAATACTAGGATCTAGCGAAGGATAAATAACATTATTTTGAGTAGCAGCGACTAAATTATATTTAAATTTAGAATAGCCTGAATTTTCACCAAATACATTTTCAAAATTTATATTGTTTACTGTTTGTACTCCTGTCACGTTATATAATCTCCCAATTACGTCTCCTATATTAATAGGTTGATTTATTTGCCAATTTTTAATGTCAAAAAAGTTTTTAAGATTATTAACGCAATTTAATAATACTTGATCGTTTGAATAACCAGATCTTACTGTAAGATCAAATTCTACTTTAAAGTTAATTACAGATGCTTCTTTAATATTAATAGAATCAGTAAGCATTCTATATTGTTCTAAGTAAGTAGCTAAATTTATTTTAT